GTTCTTCTTTGCGGGATAATGATCTTTTAACATATCATCCCATAGCTCACTTACTGATTTCTGTCTGAACGTTTGATGGATCACGTCTCCCATCAAATCCCTCCTACAACATCTCTTGTGATGGCAATGTAATCAATCTTTGGCTTAGAATCCATTAAAAGAGGAATGTATGGGCAGTAATAGAACGCAATATCTTTACCTCGGCGAATCGTATATGGAACAACTAGATCATTACCGTTTTCATCTTTAATGGCTACAGTCTTTGGCTCGTTTTCTTTCATTCTTGTAATAGCTTCATCATACCCTGTATTCTTGATAATTTCAGCTATTTCTTCTCTGAGGATTTTGTTTATTTCTTCCTCAGCATCCAACCCTCTTTGTTCTTCAAAGTTATTAACTTCCTGAGGAAACTCTATAGTGTATGTTGCGGGAATACTGCGAGAATGAGCGGTAACTGTAAGCTTCTCAATATTAAAGGCTAGTTTAGCAAAGGCTCCTCCACTATCGGCTTGCACGTTATCGCCCATTGGTTGTGTGCTACCTTTGTCCATGTTACTTCCCATCCTTCCCATATAGCTTCTATTTCTCGTTTCCATTGCACAATTTCAAATGGGTCTATATCATCTGGAAATGGTTCAAAGATAGCGTTATAGCCTCTCTTAGGCCTCAGACTTTCCATTTGGTTTAACTCTTCCGATATTATATTTCGGGCATAGTTCCCAATCACCCTTTTCGCTAAAGTGTAGAACCTTTATGTTTGCCATTTCAGCACGGGGAGATTTAATTGACTTTTCATCAACAGCCTTACATAATTCCCAATCTTCTAATAACGATACGATAGTATTACGTCTACCTTTATCTTCATCTGAGAAATCAGTTTCTTTACCATCTAAAGCAAACATTTCTTTAAAATGAGTTATAAAGTAGCGACCTTGTTTGTGTAAGATATGACAAGACTGATATAGCTTCTTATCTTTCCTAGAAGCCACTCCTATTCTCTGTAGTGTCTCTCTAATCTTAAGAAATGAAGTATCATCAGTAAGTATCACTTCAATACCAAGTCCGTTAGTAATGTCCTCGTTCATTATTTTTATCGCCCCTATCGCTTTTCTTAATTATTTCTTTTATTTGTTCTTCGGATAGGACGGCTAGAGCTTCTTTAGCTTTTACAGTGGAATATCCATAATAATCCTTAATTAACTCTATCACGTCATCCTTTTCGGCTTTAGGCCAGCGTTTAGAAAATCTTTTAGCTGGTCTTATTTTATTTAGATAATAACCATAATGAACACTTTTAGGAATATCAGACCCTAAAGCACAGAGTCTATTCATCCTATTAGCGTCCATTATGGTATCTATGAATAGCGAAAAATAAAGATCGGCAACGTAAGGTTGATATAATTGTTCGAAATCTTCACTATCACGCTGATCCTGTTTTGAATGAGATAGCGTGTTTAGTATTTCAAAAAATCTGTTACCCAAATATTAAAACCCCATTTTAGATTTATTAAAGTTTCTAGTGTCGCGATTAAATACCTCAGATAGAGTAGCTTCTTTGGAATCCAACATCGGAAGATTATGTAGATGGCAAACCGATTGGATTTCCTTTTGGTTTAGCTTACGGAAGTTGACCACATCAAAACATCTACCAGGACGGAGGATAGCATCATCAACCTTGTTGATTTCATTAAGGTTGGTTGTGAAGATAACTTTCTTCCTAACAAGATTGACCAAACCATCAGACATATTCAACAGTCTGGCCATGGCTTTATTAGCATCAGACTCACGCGAAGTAAGGAGCAAATCAGCATCTTCAATGATAAGGATATCTCTATCTTCATCCTTCGTAAAATCGATATAGAACTCGTCAGATTCCATGAGCTTTTCATCATACGTCACCACAGCATTAAGCTTATAGCGACGGATCATTTCTTTCAGAAATGAAGTCTTGCCTGTCCCAGGCTCGCCTAATAGTATTAGAATTGATGAAGTGGAATCCATATACCGCTTCATATATTTTTCATAACCACATTCAATGAACGGGTAATGCTGATCATATACCTTTAAGTCATATGACATGGGGAACTTGTGGTAATCGAGCGTCCCTCTGTTTCTGTAATACCAATATACGTTTGACTTGCCGTTAGCTTCTCCGAATAAATCGAAAAACGCCGAGGCGACGTTAGTATTGCCATATACTGTCAACACATTCTTATGTACGTACACCAAAACATCATCAGTCTTAACGATGAATGATGTATCAGAAAACATATAATATTTGCTAGAAGCACCAAGATAATCCTGGATATCCATAACTAAATTATACATTTCAACAGTCTTATACTTATGGTCAAACGACCTACAATAAGTATCTACACCGAGACTCACTCTATTTTCAAAAAACTTGACTTTGATCAAGTCCATGGGTTCAGTTTCATACGAAACACCAGCAGTATATGAATATACAGGATTATCAGAAGTCATATTATCACTTTCTTTCATAGGAACAAAATCAACAAATGGCTTTGACATTCTAACGAAGTTGCTTGCCATCTTTCACATTACCCTGAGTTTCAATTAAAGATACGCACATTTCACATATCAATATTTCATATTTCTTAGGCGTGCCATTATCATCTAAACCTTCGTATATTATAGCATTTTGCTGTGTAGTGGTGTTACCACATATACCACATATTTTTTTCTTTTTGAAAAACATTACTTCCACTCAGCAGTAGACATTATTTCTACCATACAAGCTGTTAGATTAATATCTTGGTTAGCTACAAATGCGGCCTTGTATTGATATTCACCTATAATCAATGTTGCCTGAGCCATAGCAGAGGGGGATAGCTTGGAAGGTAAGACTTCATATAGTTTATCAAAAACACCAGCGTGGTCAACCGTTAATCCCTCAGTTATAAACTTTCTTACTCCTGAGAAATCCTTTTTCTGTAACAATTCAATGAGACTGATAATTGAAGAATCGATTGAATACGTGAGAAGCCCAGTATCAATATTTTTATATTTCACACAATAAGATTGGGCCTCAACCAAAACCTTTCTAAAGTCAGGAAAGTTTTTGGAAACGAACTTAGCACAGACGTTCTTATCGAAAGAAACATTTTCCTTTTCAAGGATACTCACAAAAGCTTTGTATTGTTCAAGGATAAGGGCCATAGTTTCATCTTTTGTGAATAGGAACTCTTTCATAGCAAACCGTGAATGGAGCGGTTCAATGATCCTATTCTTGTAATTTACAATGAAGATGAAGCTTGTTGAGGTTGAGTATTCTTGGATGAAGTCTCTAAATGCAGGCTGAACTCTGGCAGAAGATAGGTAATCAGCCTCATCAATGATAACATATTTGCGGCCATTTAAAGACATGGTTGACGCAAAGTCTGCGATTGTTGTTCTCAACAAATCGTTGTTGACTTCAAGAGAGCCATTCTTTTTCATGTAATCCGCCCCTAGCTCGTTTATCATAGCTAGGGCTACCGTTGTCTTGCCAGTACCAGGAGGACCAGCTAGCATCAAATTGGGGATGCTTCCCTTGTCTACATATGCCTGAAACTCGTCTTTCAATCTCTTGGGGAGAATAACATCGGCTATCTTTTTGGGCCGATACTTTTCCCACCACAAATAATCATTACCAATCATTATATACCTTTAGTTAAGTATCATCTTTTCCAAATGAAGCTAAACGATTTCTGTATGCCGTAACTCGTTTTCTAAGCTGTTTTCTATAACCAGGGGTTCTTTCTACTTCTGGTTTAGCTGAAACCTCAAACTCATGCTTCTTTTTATAGTCAGGCTGAATGTTCAGCCCCATGGTTCTTTTAGCTCCCATATGAGGTATTTCTTCAACGCCATGGGAAACAGAAACCATTGCTCTTTTATGACCACGCTTTCTAAGCCAATTTTCTACACGGCCAGCAGCATCATATACTCTATCTTGATCACGTCTTGTATACTGATTTGTCCAGTCGTCATCAGCCCCAAGTTTCTTATCTTCCCCTAACCAATATTTAACGGCCTCATGGATATCCATCATTGAGATATGGCGACCGAACCTACGTTCATACTCTTCCGCAACCACTTGGCCGAATTGCAACCATAACGCATACGGGCGTTCTTTTTCAAGTAAAGCTTTTAAATGAATTGGAAAATTAGGGACTTCGGGAGTTAATTTACGGATTTCAATATTCTCTACTAGAGAATGAAACTCAGGAGCGTTCTCAACAAATATTGTAAGTTCTTTTACTACTGTATTTAAATAATCTTCGTAATTAATTGCATGGTCTACTATACCATTTTTGGGCTTACCTACATCATGAATATGGGCCACATGAATAGTCCCGTCTGACTCTTGATCTAGTACACCATGATCTGTATTAGCTTTAAGGAACTCATTAGTAGAATCTACGTCTGTGAATCGTATCGTATTATAAACTTTACCACCATACAGATAGGGTTTTGGGACCCCGTTATTCAATACACCTTCATTAAGTTGCTCATCAGTTTTGGGTTTAGAAGTTTCATTATTCTTACGTTTAAACCTCTCAGTAATAGAATTAGGGTCTTTAATTAAACCTTTTTCTCTTACTTTAGCCAAGTCTTCTAGAAATTTCTTGGATGGGGGATTAAACATAATACTTACAAACTCCTGTTTTTTATTATTATTTATGAAGAACTAAATGTTGAATGGCTTGCTTTCATTGCCACTACATATTCATAGGGATGACCTGAAAACGTAGCTCCTAATCCTTTATCACTATAAAGGAAATTAACATGATAATCATTTTGAGCTAGAAAGTTTAGATTTGCAATATCAAATACAACTTTAAACTCAGCATCGGTATCCCCGATTTCTACCATGTATTTATCATAAAGTGTAACGTCAATATTCATGCTTTCCAGCACGATCTTACCATTAGCCCCTATAAAGGCAAGTTGAGGATTTCCAAGAGCCACAGAAGCCTTCATAGCCTGTAACATGAGGTTCTTATCAAGATTAAATTGAGCAAAGCTCTTCTTTTTGGCTAAGTTTTCCTCAAAGTTTTCATTGGTTAGCTTAATCTTGACGTGCTCATAATCCGAATAGGCATACTTAATCTGTTGCTTTTCAGCGGAAATCAAAAGGTTTGAATCCATAAAAGAAATCTCAGGAGACTGGCCTTTGAATAAAGAAATTGTTCTTATCAACCGTGATAGATCAGCAATAGCAAACTCTTTCTCAAAGGTCTGAGAAAGAGTTGCCTTGGCGATTACTGATTTACTTGTACTAACTGTCTTAAGGACGTTTCCAGGCCTGACAACCAAGCCTGGATTCATATTTGAGAAGTTGATTAGAACAGCTAACGTATCAGCTTCTAACTGCATTATATCTTACCGTCTTTCTTCAAAATATCAATAATCTCAACAGTAGCCTTCAATGATAGGTCATAAGGGGCATAAAGTCTAAATCTTTGATGGGCACCATCTTTGTGCCATTCATGTAAAGCATTTACGGCTGAACCGTATTTTTCAATTGCCTCTTTTGAGGTAATATCCCATTTACCAGGGGGCTGAGGAGGTTTCTTTTTGAACGGCCACATTACCGTAGGTCTCCGCTCCCCTTTAATACGCCTCTCTTCATTCTGTCTAGAAGCTTAGCGTTATTCTCTTGGGCGGCTTCATCTAGAGAGAAACCTAACTCGATGGCCAGGGCATTGAGATACCAAATAACATCTCCAATTTCCTTGCGGATTAGGCTCTTTGTCTCGTCATCAAAGACACCACCCTTGTCTCTGTAGACCTTCTTAATCTTTTCGGCAATCTCGCCTGTTTCACCTGTCAGGCCAAGCATACAATAGGCAATACCGCTAAACTCACAATTACCCTTAGACGGGTAAACGGCGGTTGCCCATGCCGTATCACTATACGTCTTAAAATCCATTCTATTGTTTTCCTTTTTCACAAAATAACGATCTTTGAATCGCCAACCACATTTACAAATATCTGGTAATTCTGTCCAACAGTTAACTACCATATCTACACCGATCTTTTTAGTATAGATATCGATGTTAACTACTGGCATAAAAGAAATAGGGTGTATATCGTTTTTTACTAACTCAATTGCTGTAGCATCTATCAACCAATCTTTAAGCTCTTCGAAAAGGAGAACTTCTATAGTCACTATTAACCTTTCTTATCAATCTTCTTTGTTTCTTCAATCTTTGTAGGGGCAGGAGGAGGGGGAATAGACTTCTTACCCAATTCCTCAGGAGAAGCTGTTGCAGTAGCGCCAATTGAAGCTAGGTCAGCTAGCGAACCACCAAAAGTATACGATCCAACATGCTGTAATTGAATCCAGGGACATAACCAAACTTTCATCCCGATCTTCTGCACATCATAACAGAACGCATAGTCCTCTGACAAGTATCTTTTTGATACTGGATCAATATAACAGTCAAAGAACATTGTAATTTCTCTAGAACCGTCAAAGGCCTCGGTTCTAATATGATCTGGTTTATAACGTCTTTCGGGGAATGCGTCAGCATAACGCTCTAAAGTCTGGCGACGAATAAGCATAAAGCCAGTACCAGTTTCTATAACTTCGGATGGCTCTCCAATTGGAATAGTGTTCGTTCCACTCTTTGGATTGAAAACATAATCTCCAACAAAACGCTCTAAAATATTAGGGTCCTGATCAGCCACACCCTTATCAACGGCTCTCTTGATCTTTTCCCAGGCAATACACTTCTTTGGATAAGGTGCCCCTAACACGTCATAAGGACTGTCATCCGACTGTAGTGCAAGCATTGCAATCACGTCTCTAGCATTGAACCCGATATCCGAGTCAATGAACATCAGGTGCTTTGCTCCCGATCTTAGAAACTCATCACACACATAAGCTCTTGCTCTTGTGATAAGAGATTCGTTCATCAGATAATACATTTGAAGGGGGATGCCTATCTGAGAGCAAACTGCTGCTAGATCGGCAACCGAACGGGAGAATAATGCGGCACACTGCCCCCCATAACAAGGTAAACCTAGAAAAAGTGGACGCTTCCTAAGTTCCTCAAAGTCAATCTTTATTTCCATTATTTCTCCCTAATCAAAATCAACATCAATCGAACTATCATTAAACTTAACCTGTAATTCATCCTCAATACCCTTAAGAAACTTACGAGTGCATCGCTTATCAGTTGAGAGGTATATCATTCTCTTACCAGGAGAAAGAGAAGTGGATTTGAGCATATAGCCGTCTTTGGCCATGTGTGTGATTATTTCGTCGTCTTGATCGACTGTAGCAGGATCATCAATTCTAGAAATCACAATAATTTTCATTTCAAACCTTTACGCCTGCAAAACTCAAGATAGAAGATCGCGTAGTGAATGATCTTCATTAAATCTTTTTGATGGCCTTCTTTCTTTCCAAGACGCCATGCATACTTTATAATCGTATCCCTAAAGGAACTATCTGCATCCCCTAGAGAGAACCATGCATCAATTGCCTGTAGATTATCTTCGCTTTTGTAATGAGCACTATAGGTGCTGTCTATGTAGCGTTTGATCTCGTCAATCGATTGATCCTCATTATATTTATACGCGATTTTATCTTTCCCCTCTTTAATAACCACGGCTGGACCTGAGGGGACTACTCCATCTGGAAAAGATTGATAACTTACAGGCTGAGTGCCATCGTTATATGAAGGCTCTTGCAAATCTCTTTTACTTCTACATTGTGGACATTCGCAACCCGAATAAAATATATGCGTATAATTGTCATATGGTGATTTTAAAGGCTTAAAATCGTCTGGTGCGTCGTCAAATATTCCCATGATGCTTTTTATTTCTCCGTGCTTTATTTCTGGCCTGCTCCAGGTGAATCTTATTGGCTCTCTGCGTAAACAGGATACCATTAAGGTGATCCAATTCATGTTGAAAAACTCTTGCTGTGAGCCCTGTATAGGTCTCTGTTACGGTCTCTCCATTGGGATACTGGAAACGAACTTTTATCGATAATGGGCGTTTGATTTTGACGTATAATCCAGGAAATGTAAGACAGCCTTCCTCTAACATTTCCTCTTTCTGAGAGAAATCCACAATACGGGGATTGATACAGACTAGGATAGGATTAGCCTTGATTGTGAAGGCACGGGCCTTGATACCTATCTGGTTTGCTGCTAGGCCAGCCCCGCCATACAACAAGAGGTTCTGAGCCAATGTATCGGCTAGTTCTACAGGGGAGATAGACGGATTAGCAAAATCGTAATCAGGCATCCTCTCTCTTAGGAGAGAATCATCCTTAGGAACTAGTTTCTTGAAATAAGGAATCTTCCCTACGGCTTCTGTTTTGCCTGCATCCGTTGGCATTGGTCTATTATTAGGATCATACCAAGTGCCTTCATTCTGCGTTTCAAATTCCATTATCCTATCACCTTTTCAATCATATATTCTACTGAGGCTTTGCTTTCTTTGACCATATGAACAGAACCATCCATCATGTAGATAATTGACTTTGACCGAATGGTTTCATAATGTTCAACAAAGTCTATCTCAGTTACATTGATGGTTAGAGGCTCACCGTTTTCCTCAACCAAATTGATGGTATTCATACCATTCGCCATAGAAAATAATCCTTACCGCTCTTTTCTAATAATGACAGGGTATGGGCTGCACCTTTAGAAACACCATCCCAAAGGACAATTGCCTTATCACAATATTCAACCATCTCTTTGTTACGGATGAATCCAGCCCTTTTACCATACATCTCCCAATCGGGCCTAAACTGTGTTACCTTAATCTCATTAAGGGCAGCTACAGTTTCCCCTATCCTGTCTGCCCCCTTTGCTGTTCCGCTGATAATTTCAGTAGCCTTGACATTCTTAACCATGAAATCTAGAACAGTTAAGACGTGTTTCAATTCTTCTGAGTTGACTTGAGGCTCTTCAAAAGAGTTACCGCCTCTAACGTAGCCAATAGTTCTGCTACCTGCTATTAATAATCTAGTCATGTTTATATCCAGGGGGTATCCATTCAACTATAGTGTCATAAGACTTATCATCAAAGTCTCTTGCTCTAATAACGTCTTTGTCCCATACGAACCATGAATAGGACGTGGTTCCCCCGCCTTGGTCCCCTTTAACACCATTCTTATATAGGGAGACACGTTCCGTATGAACGTATATACTAGTTGGTCTAGTAGGACCAAATATCTGATTAAATCGTTTCTTACCTTCTAGAAAAGAGGTTCGAAGAAATAGGACAAGCATTGTATCTGCGAGTCCATATAGCTTCGGAAACATTCGATCCATATCGTTAAAAGGAGGATTGGTGATAACAAGTTCATGTTTAACCTCGTAATCGTAAATACTAAGGACTTTACCGTATCCTCTATTTACAATATCAAATGAGGTCACATTGAAACCTAAATCATCTAAAACTTTGGAAATTGCACCATCACCACAACAAGGCTCTAATACATCATCTAATTCAAATAGCAATGGATGCGTCTGAGAATAACACTCGATAAATGCTTTAGTTGCCCATCTAGGAGTTGGAAAAAAATCAAACCCATTATTTTCTATTAATCTTCTATTGGTAGCCATCCCACCCCCTAAGAAGAGGATGGGGAAAGACAGAGACGAGTATATACGTCAATGTTTTCAAAGTCGAACATGGAATTAAAGATCATTTCAAATTGTCTCTGTGAGAGAGGTTTCTTTCCAATTTTCTTGCGACGCGAGTTGACAGCCTCTAGGGTTACACGTAGGAGTGGTCTAGTGTTTCTCATAGCTAGCTCGTATGGTTAAGCTTCTACCATAAGAAACACTTATACCACACTTTAAGTAAAAAAGTCAACTTTTTTATTCACAGTTAATACATTCTGCTAAAGTTATTCTTTAGCTCAAAATTAATCGTTCGATCAAACTTATCAACCATCTTATCTTTATGGTGGCTAATGACTACAATGTTATTATCAGAAGCGATGCCTTTGATAATGTCAAGGATTTGATCGTTGCCTTCATCGTCCAGATGACTATCTAATATTTCATCCATCACTAGAAGATTGCAGGCTGCATTGTTCCTCATACGGGCTATAGCTCGCCAAGTAAACAGCATGGCCAAATCAATACGTTGCTTCTGGCCAGACGAGAATAAACCATATGTAAACTCATCACGATATCTTGATTTTATCACTTCTTTAAAGTTTTCGTCAAGATGAAAACTTACCATGAAATCCATTTTATCAAGATATTCATTGATAATCTTATTCATTATCGGAACATATTGTTTAATAATACTTGTCTTAACTCCACCATCCTTTAAGATAACATGCCCCCAACCATAAAGCTCTGCTCTATTGGCTAACTCTTTCTTTTTGATTTGGAGTTTAACGAACTCTTCGTCAAGCTGTGTTGTAATGTCATCATTGGTAACAGCTTCTTTAGTCTTTTCTTTCAGAAGCTTTATATCAGCATTGGCGTCGTCAATCAATCTCTCATAGTTTAATAATTGAAGTTTGTTCTTTCTAACTTCACCTTCAACTTTTTCAAGCTCTTTCTTGGCAGCTTTTCCAGTCTCAATCTCAGATTCAACTTTTCGTTTCATAGGTTCCAAGTCAGCAGCGGCAGACATAACGGCTGCTATCTTGGCTTCGATTTCTTGGATATGCTTGACCTTGAAGTTTTCATCTAGATCATGGTGACATGTTGGACATGAATCGTTATTCTCATAAAAGAGCTTGTCCCTTTCTAAACTAGCACATTTAGATTCAGCGGCATTCATGCTCTCTTGAATCTTGCGTTGGCGTTTTAAACTTTCATCAAGTTTAGACGTGCTATCTTGTAGCGATTCAGCAAGAGGGATAAGATGCAGAAGTGCTGCCGAACAAGACTCCTGTTCAGCGACGTATTCCTTAATCTTGTCTAGCTTTTGAAGAATAAGTTCCTCATTATTTTGTTTCAACGATTTGAGATGTTGTTTATTCATCTCAATTTTGCTCTCGCAAATGCGAATAGCATTGTCGTTATTTAGGGTATCATCTTTGAGAGATTGAACGTTCTTTTTCAAAAGTTCAAGCATAACTGAATATATTTCAGTCTCAAGTAAATCCTCAATAACGTCCCGTCTTGCTTGGGCAGGAAGTCTCATAAAGGGAACATAATCATCTGATCCCTGTATAACAATTTGAATAAACGTCTTATATCCCATCTTGAGAATATACTTCTCAAAATAGGCCTGATAGTCTCCCATCTCGGACAGTTGTTTGACTAGCTCTCCGTCTTTGTAAATCTCAAAGACGTTGGGCTTCATTCCCCTTCTTACCATGTAGTCATGGCCTTGAATAGAGAAATCACATTCAACCAAAAGTCCCTTAAGGGTGATAGAATTAATAAGCTGAGGTTTGTTTACGTTACGTAATGGTTTACCGAACAACACATAGCAAAGGGCATCAATGAAGGTTGTCTTACCAGCCCCATTTGCCCCTACTATAAGTGTTGTTCTGTAATTTTGAAAGTCTAGTTCTGTGAAAACAGAAGAGGACGAAAGAAAGTTCTTATACCGTAACTTCTTAATATTAAGCATTTCACCTTATTCATAACAAATTGGAAAAGTTAGCCTTTCTTTTTGGCAGGAGCCTTACGAGGGGCTTTCTTCTTTGAAGCTTCAACCTTAACTGGTTCCGTTCCGATTTCATCTAAGGAATTAGACTTATTATAAGAACCAAATGACAAAAAGGCAATCGCCATGATCAACGCAAGAGCCCCAATTCCCAAAATAACTTCCATAGGCATTATATTATACTCCTAATTGTATTGCCTCGTTATACAAACCAACAAGTAAATCTTGTAGCGGTTGTTTATCCACTTTAACATCTTCTAATTGGTCAACATAAACCCGCAAAATAGTAGCCGTGTCCATAACCTTATCGGCAGTAATTTGAGACGAGTCGTCTAAATCAATAATATTTTCTACAGCAGTGTCAATTATCTTAACATCTGTTGCATATTCTTCAAGCTTCTCAATGAACAGATCAAACCAATAAGGGTTTGTCTTTCGGTTGACCACCACTTTAACATAACAGTTACTATATTTAGAGTAGTCATAACCGATAGCCTCATCCATGGTCTTATCGGCATCATCATACGGAATCTTGGCGAATATTTCATAGGGATTGCGAATATACTCATACTCCAACGTGTCAGTATCGAGTATATAAAAGCCCCTATGATCATCGTAGTCATTCCATGTCATCTGGATTGGAGCACCAAGATAGAGTATGTTACCCTTCCTTGACGTGCTATGGAAGTGGCCAGAGCATACCAGCTTGAACTTGCTTAAGATAGATGGAGACATACCATGAGCACAGACCATGCCTGGATACATGGTGAAGCCCTGTAGCTCAAAGTGGCCTATACACACGTCCGCCGTAGACTCTTCTATGGCCTTCATAACCCGCTCTTGGTTCTCAGGACAAATCCAAGGGACCATCAGAACCTTAAGACCATCAAAAACATATGTTGATGGCTCATCAATAACCGTAAAACATGGATTACGGCAGAAGACTTCTAAGGCGTTTACTTCATTGTTATCCTTATGATAGATATCATGATTGCCAGGAAGGATATGAGCATTCATCTTATATCCATCTGCAATTCTTTTAAGAAAGTCATCTCTAAGTCTTAAGGCAGTATTGTAGTTAACATACTTACGTCTATCGACTAGATCGCCAGCAATTATGACATTTCTGATATTTCTTTCCTCTAGAGTAGGAAAGAAAACATCATCCAAAAACTTCTTAGTGTAGTCAAGAAATACTAGGTTATCGCCTCTACAGCCATAATGAATATCAGATATTAAAGCAACCTTCAATTTAAATATCTACCTCTTTCTTCATTCTCAAGAATTGTTATACCTCTACGAATCTCTTCAATCTCATTTTCAATAAGAACAAGTTTTTCTTTATCAGAAGGTGACTTAATCTTATGACGATTCTTTTCTATAGATTCTGTGAAGTCATTCAATAGATTATGAAACTTTAAATAGAAATCCAAATCGGCTTTGCTAGCTCTTAGATCAGCAACTCTTTCATATAGGTTCTCTATTTCAAGTTTTTCTACTAACTTGCGAATATCTAAATCATCTTTCATGATAAGTTTTTCGATTGCTTTCTACCCTTGGCGGGTGCTTGGAGCTTCACGCCGCGATAACGAATAAGTTCTTTTTCACAAGCGTCTTTAACATTCTCTAGCATGAGAGCATAGTTTTCTCTAATGTGTGGAGGATTTGACGGACTAGCCAAAGCCTCTATCCACTGCCGAATTATGGCAGGTACGTTATAATTTGCAATCGACATTTCATTACTCCTCTAAGAATCTTTCAACTCCCTTAAGCTTTGCCTTTTTCTTTTTCTCTTGCAACTTAGTTTCAAAATTGGCAATAAACTCATAATTGTTATCATATAACTCTGATGAAATAATACCCTCTTCCATTAAATCTTGGAATGAGATACTTTTCTGCGCACTTTTTAGTTTTATATATTGTTCTCTCTTCTCAAGTAGAATACGTCTGACAAAAGCAAAATAACACACTTTAGTTATGTATGCATGAGGATTTTTAAATCTTTCAGGATCAAAATTATGAAGATAAGAAACACAAGCTAGATAGCCGTCTGAAATCATATCTTCTCTAAAAGAATATCCAGAAAACTTCGGAAGTTTAGACAAACCTTCAGATATCAAAAGAATGCATTTACCAATATAGTCTGTTAAAGGTGGCTTAGAGCCAGTCTTATAGTCAGCAATATAGATAACCATAGCTTCGTATAGTTTCTTGTTATCAACGTAATCGTTACTTTTTTTATTACGTGCCTTTACACTATTAGTATACACTCTTACCATGAACCTTTCAAAATTAGTAAAAAAACGCTTGACAAGCCCGAAAAACGGGCTCATAATTTTATACTCTTTGCGTTTGAGAACCACAGTTCGAAAACGCCAACGCGAGCGAAGCATTGAGCCGCGTAACCAAAGGCCATTGAAAAGAGTTTAAAGTTACAAGTAATAAACAGTAAGTGAGTCCGAAGGACTCATTGAGTAGCTTTAGCTACTCAAAACTTTCTACTGTTATTTATAAGTGTTGCTTTCAGCCTAACGGCTTCAAGCAATGAAGCTTCGCTTCAATAGTTATTTTATATCAGTTAGATAGCATGTCAATAGTTTTGTTGATAAGTCTATAAATCAATTCTGTATTGAGTATATTTAAAGTTCTCTTCGGTATAGTATCTCACTCGTTCCCTGTAATGTTTCATAGTATAATTTATACGGTTTTTATATATAAGATTATCTACAATATCAAAGACTATACATTCATGCTTAGTCTCAGTTCTTCTTAATACTCTTCCGATCATCTGCATAACCTTGACCCTAGACTTGGTAGGACTTGCTAAAATCAAGTAATCAAGATTCGGTATATTTATACCTTCTGCAAAACAACCCATAGAAGCGACTGTAATACTTCTGTCAGATGCTATGATTGATTGTCTTGTCTGTTCTCTTATCTCAGCTTTTATCTTTCCATGGATTATATACTTTGGAGTATCATCAGTTGATCTTATGAGTTGGTCATAAAGAAGAATACCGTGATCATCTACATATTGATATAGTATCATAACATTTTTGTTATCCTCAGCTAGTCCTAATGCTAGCTTACAGATATAGTTGTTTCTCTCATTAGAAGAAACAATCTTTGCTATTTCATAATGATAATCTTTTGCTGAAATAACATCCTTACATACATTATCAGGATGTTTTAGAATTAACATCTTGACATTAAGATTAGCTAACACTTTCCTATCAATTAATTCGGCAGTCGTGACGATTTGTTTGGCTTGTCCAAACAAACCTTCTAACACTAATTTATTTGTTTCAGTGCCATCTAATGAACCCGTCATACCATAGCGGTATTTGGTATTCGTCATTTTCTCAAGAATACCTTTGAGATTGGCAGCTTTAGCCTTATGAGCTTCATCACCTATTACACAGACAAAATCCTTGAACCATTCAGCAGGAAGTTTATAGATTGATTGCCATGTTGATATCACAATAGGAGCATTTTTCAGCTTCTCTTTACCAGAAAAAATCTGATGAATATTATCCTCAGAATATCCATAGTCTATGAAGTCACTTGTCATCTGCCGAATGAGACCAACATTAGGCACGATAATTAACGTTGAACCTTCATTCTCATTGAAGCGAGCTAACATATAGATTATAAGGCTCTTTCCTGAGCCTGTAGGAGACACGAACAGCCGTCTTTGAGCATTGATACAGTCAACCACAGTTTCAAGCTGATAGTCTCTTGTATTGTATTTGGAGGGTATTCTGAGGGTTGATATGTAGTCTTTAGTTCTGATATCATCCCACGGAACATAAACAGGCTCGGGATTGATAAACTCATACCCGTTCTCTATACAGTGTTCCTCTACTTTGTAGAGAAGCCCATTATAGATTTTACGTGTCTTGTAGGAAAAGAGATATATATTACCATCCCAAAAACCCATTTTAAAACGAGGCGTAAATTGAAATCCAGGGACCTGAAACTTAAACTTGTTTGTAAGTTCTCTAGCAATTCCTTCGTCACAATCAATACGGCTAAAAACTTCGTTTAGCTTAACAACTTTAACTCTATAAATTATCCGCCTCCGTATCCATTTTCAAACTTTTTAATCTCAATAGCATCTCTAATAGTGTAGCTCATAGAATTAATTTGTTTGATTATTTCAATAAGATTGTCTTTGATTTCTTGGTAGCTATCAATAATTTGTTCAAGGTTCACGATATCATCATCGGAGTTTATGTATTGGTTTCTCTCATTAGATGATATTCTTTTACCATCCTGAGGATAGTGTGAAAGGAACTTATCTATCTTGGATTTGTCTGCTTTCCATGCATCTTTTGATGGACCTTCTCTTAGCATCTTTAACTTTTCAGCCATTAATACTGTTTTAGCTTTGTTAAGAATTGCCAGAGACCGTCTGGTATCATTTAAATATCG